TCTTATGGCACAGGACTTGGCATGAGTCGAGCACTATTGTGGAAGTCGCTGAAGCCGACATGGGACGGTTCGCTGGAAGAATTGGCATCTTATATACGGAACATGACTGGAGGATTGGATTCTCGCGCTCTTGGGGTTGGCCCGAGCCAGCGCGGATTCGAGTCTTTTTTCTTGGCCTTTTCACCAAGGTTATTAAGGTCAACCGTGGCGTTGGTTGCGGATGGATGGAGAGGGCTTGCGAAGTTACGATTACAGCGCGATCTTAGATTTACAAGCGAGGCTACTCGCAAACAGAAAGAATCTTTACACACAGTGGCGAACTTTATTGTAGCAGTGCATATGCTTGGCATTACTGCGGGGTTGGGACTTGGAAAGTCCTGGGAAGAGATACTAGACAGTATTACCCCAACGAAGGGCAAGAGACATCTGGCCCATATTATCAATGGTGACTGGGTGGGGGTCGGGGGACAGATGCGTGCGCTAATGCAACTTCATGCGAACACGTTCGTCGCGATAGCAAAAGGCGACCCGAGCGCGTTTACTAACCCAAGCGTATTCGATAACCCGTTGCTCCAGTTTGCAGCGAGTAGGGGGGCAGTTGGGCTTAACATAGCAGGCGCACTTGTGGAGGGACTCACTGATATTAATGCATTGCCCTACGACAACATCGACTCGGTCCCTGATGTGCTCTCCCACATAGGCACGTCTGCGCTGCCATTTGCCGCGCAGGGCAGGATAGATGGAGAGGGCCTTACAGGGACAACATTTGCAGTTACTGGATGGAGGACTTCTCCGCTTACCGGCGGCGAGAAGAAAAATAGGGCTAGGATTCAAAGTATGAAGGACAAGGGTTGGCACGGTGTACCCTATAATGAGTTAGCCAAAGAGGTAGGAGAGATATCTGATAACACAGAGCCTGTTACCGAGTATGCCCAGCTTCCGCAGGGACTGAAGAACGTGGTTGACAAGGACGAGGCCGTGGTTGAGTCACAGGCTGAGGTAGTTGAAACCAGAGGAAAGTTTAACCCCAAGCAGGCTGAGTATACGGAAAAGATGGAGGAGATAAATACCCAGGCAGCCGCTCAACTGGAAAAGGACTGGGAGTTCTCTGTAGAAGATGATCCTGAACGCGCAGGGAAGTATTACAGGCTAAACAGAAGCGAAGCTCTCAGTAAACGGTATATTTTAAGGGCAGATAGGAGGGAAGCGGCAGAGAAGCAGAATCTCTTTGACTTCCCTGAGAAAGATAGGACCACAGCCGAGGCCGTAGTGGATGATTACTGGGCTCTCCTAACCTCAGTAGACGACGAGGATGCTTTCAAGAAGTTCTTCCCTGACAGGGAGTTTGTGCCCCTCGAAGACCCTGAGAGCGGCGATTTTAACTTCGACGAGCGCGAGCGAAGGCTTGCGGCGTTTGCGGAAAGACACGGCGCGGGCTCCGCTGAGGCGATAGAGCAGAAGTCTTTAGAGTGGGCACCAGAGCCAGAGATAAATTATAGAGCAGCCAGAAAATATATAGAAAGCACTGGATACTGGGGTCAGTATAAAGAGGTAGCGGCTGAGTGGAACCTTAGCTCCCTGTGGGAGGAGTACAAACTAAAAGGCACGGCGGCTGCGAGAAAGTTTAAGAAAGAGAACCCGCGTATCGAAGACATAGTGATAGAGGCAGGGAAACGCAAGCATAAGATGAGGTTGAAAAATACCGACCTCGACAAGGTGCTAGTATACTGGGGATATGTACCTAATAGGGCGCGATACACCGTGAAAGACGTACTTTTAGGAAACTAGGTATGGTAGTGTAAGGCTTGACAACCACTATATAGTGTGCTTATCTTTGGAGGATAGAGGAGGGAAATAGGCTTATGGTGACAGAAAACGTAGAGCAGTTGTCTCTTGAGACTACAGACAGTCCCGTTGATACAGGGGCTGCGGAAGTCGATACGTCTCCACAGGAGACCGTAGAGGCCCCGCAGGCAGAAGCAGAGGTTTCGACAGAGGCAGCGCAGGCTCCGGCACAAGGGCCTGTCCCTTCCGCACAGGAGCAACCACAGTCTCAACCGGCTGGGGTAGCCCCTCCGACACAACCGCAGTACACGCCCGATCAGATAGCCAGGATGCAGCAGGAAGCTGCCCAGTACGCACAGATCCAGCAGAAGGCCGCGCTACAGAACCAGGCTGACCAGTACAAGAGGCAGTTAGAGGAACAGGGCTATATGCCCGAGCAGGCGGAGCAGGCTGCCAATCATTATGTGCAGTCCCAGCAGCAGCAACAGATCTTGATGCAGCAGGCAGAGCAGTACGGGCAGCACTTACAGGGTCAGCAGGCAGCCGCAGAGCAGTTTGCTGCCAAGTACAATCTTGGTATAAGCGACCTTGCGGCACTGAGGACTCACAACGATCCCCAGTCTATGGAGAACGCGGCTAAGAAGATGGCTGCCGACAGGGAACGTGACGCGGAGTTAGCAAGGTTGAAGCAGGCGCAAGTGCCTGCACAGAGTTTCGATAACAGTCAGGGCAATCCACAAGTGGCTGCCGATGATGGGGGATGGCTGGATAGGTACAATGGCGGAGATAGGTCGCCGAGCGCACAGGCGGCGGCGAGAAAAGCAGCAGGACTAGGATAAATAGCCAAGGAGGATAAGGATGGCCCAGACAGCGACGACAGGTAATCTTGAAAACGCGCAGAAGATCATTATTGCGGCGAGTAGGTACACGGAGGAGCATAACGCTCCGGCTCTTGCCTTAATAGAGCAGTTTAGTCTCCCGAAGGGATCGAAGCAGGTAACTGTTCCCAAGGTGGGACAGATGTCCATGTCCGATTTACAGGACGGGGTCGATATAGTCGATGAGGAAGATATTGGGATGACCACGGTAGACCTGACGGCATCAGAGGTCGGGGCCAAGGTGATCCTGACCGACAAGCTGGTACGGCAGGCCGCCGACAACGTCTTCTCCATGATAGGTCGCCAACTTGGTGACGGCATGGCGAGGAAGAAGGACACGGATGTTATAGCCCTGTGGCCTAGCCTCAATGGTGGCACGGTACTCTCTGCGGATAACCAGACTTTCTCTACGGCGAATGTTCACGCCGCTATAAGCAGGGCGAAAGCCAATAATTTTGGCAACCAACTTTACATAATTCATCACCCAAATGCGGTTGCGGAGCTTTCTAAGGCTTCGGCTACAACGGCTGATACAGCAGCAGCGTCAGGGCTTACCAATGGATGGAGTGTAGACCTGTTACAGAATTTCTACAGCGGTCTTCGTCCCATCAACGGTGTGAGCATTTTTGAGGATGGAAATATCGGGAAAATCGGCACCACTGACTCTGGGTATGGTGTTGTCGCTGATAAGACAGCAATGGCTGCTCTTACCAGCGTAGACACTAGGACTGAGCGACAGCGCGACGCATCTCTCAGGGCCACGGAAGTGGTAATGACCGCAGACTACGGCGTATTCGAGCTTGATGACAGCCGTGGCGCAGCATTTAGGGCCGAGATTGGCGATCTTTCCTTTAGCTAGGCCTAGGTAAGTGAGGGTAAGTAATGGTAGGAATAACTGAACGCAACCAGCAGAAGCAAGAGCTAGTTGGTGCGGGGTTCTCGCTAAGATACATAGACGAGTGGATGCCTAAAACTACACTGTACCGCCACAAGGCTAGTTACGATGTAGCAGGTAATGTGTCAGAAGATATTGGCACTATCGTAAAGGGGGTTCCGGGTAATCCAGACTACGTGTTGCTTAAGGCTAAGATCGGACTATTCCCTTGGACTCCCGGCGAAAGCTGTGAGTGCCAGTGGTGTACGCGAGCAAGAGTCGGAGAGACGAAGGCAGAGGTGTCGAAGGAGGACGCGACGATAATGTCGTCCGCGCCCTGCCCCGACTGTGACTTTATAGCCTCTGCCCCCACAGCGACAGGTGCCGCGTCACGACTACGCGCCCACGCTAAGACACATAGCTAGTATACTGGGGCGGCTGTAACGATAGGCCGAGGCCGCCCTCGGTAAAATAAATATCGGCCTGTCGCAGGACATTGATCCTGTAAGGAGGTTTTGTTATGTCTTTTCCAGCAACTCAAAGCGGAAGGTATGGGTTTGAGAAACAAACCACATCGGCTAAGAAGCAAGTCTACGGCGCTACAATGACCCTTCCAGACGGAAGGGTATATCGCTATGTAGAGAACGGCGGGACTGCTATTGGTGAGGGTTTGGTTGTAGCCAGTGAGGCTCCCGCAGGAAACCACGACGAAGACTTAGTAGTCTCGACAAGTGCCTCGGTAGGTGGATTTACTATCGGCGTTACCCTCGGCGGTACTGAAGCAGCGAAGAACCTTTATGCAGAGGGGTATCTGTTTTCCAACTTGGCTGCTACAACCCCGCATGAGATGTACAAGATTAAGTCTCATCCCTTGATAGCGTCTAGCGGTAGCGGAACTATTACGATAGATGAGCCAGACGGATTCCAGACTGCTATCACGGCAGGCACGGACACCG